AGCCATTTTGTAATTCTTAATGATTAAAATAATAAATTGAATTATTGTTGCTAGCTCATGTCGTTCACCTTATAAAGAAATTTGGCTGTTCCTCGTATTCGCTTGGTGACCTGGGGACAGCTTCGAAGAAGACTTGTGTGATTTCCCACACTAGCATCCTGTCAGCAGAGACGGTCTCATTATTTACATCAGGAGGAAAATTAGCAAAGACTATTATATGTGGCGGGTTGAACATCTTCTGACCCGTCTCATATTTAGTATTCATTATCATACCATTCTTTATAGCTTCAAGTGATTTGTAAGAGACTTTATTCTTGTTTGCTCTTGGTACATCAATAACAACAAGTTTGATCTCTTTCTTCCAATTGTACACCATGTTTACAATGTTGGACTTGGTGCCCTCGTCAATGAAGAGGGCGGAATGTTTTCCCACAAGGAATTTGCAAAATGACGATTTCCCGACATTCCCAACCCTGTCAAAGAACCAGTGTATGGATCGCGCGTCAGGCTCCCGCTGAAGTTCCTCTAGGATAAAGGTTTGGTATTGACGGTTAGGTTCTATGTATTTGATAGGTTTCACTATAGTGTAATTGCACGTCCAAGGGCCTGTATAACGAGTGTCCTCTTTCGTGCAATACTTTAGGGATAATTTGATGTTCCTTACCGATTCCCAGTGAATGTCCCTGGGCAGTCCGAATCCGGTATAACGCATTTTGCGTTTGCATGTACAGCACCCTTGAAAATGTAGACGTAACGAGGACGGACAACGCTCCACCTGGAATGCCCACATGTAGCAGAATTCGGTGAAAGTTGCGTCTAATAGCTCTCTTGCTACTTCTATGTCTTCTTCTTCAACAAACCAAGTGAAGAAATGACTTCTTCTTTGAGAAGTTTGAGTATTATTTTGAGGAGATGGTTCTATAGTATTACCCATCTCCTCACCTCTAGTGAGTCTATTTTCCTCTTCAATTTGGTCTATAGGCATGGTAAATAAATCTGTATCCTTTGGGGTGCGTAGATTTTTCCACGAAATATCTGTCTATAAGTCTCAAATTGTACGTTCTTAGTTGCGTCAATCTGGTCCGAAAATCGATGGTAAAAAAACTTTATATTAAAAGAAAAAATCCTCGATTTCGTATGTAAGTCTGTTCTATTGACGGTGTGGTACAGTGGTCTAAGCCACCATTTTCTAAACCATCTAGAGATGCTGTAAGGTTTATTAAAATAGCACACCGGGCAGGGACGAATGAGACGCTTTGGTTCATTTTGCGCCGTAGGTGCAAAATGAGTCAAGGAGCGTCTTGTGTTCGTCCCGAGACGGAAGAGCCGATTCACACGAAGGCCAGGCCGTAGGCCGCCTGCCGACGTGTGTATTGGCGGGCGCGCTCTTCCGTTTCAGATTTAAGCATCTGAGTATTTCAAGATAGATTTATAAAACACTTTTAAGTTCCCTCCTGTAGGAATAGAACCGTTCGTGTTTACATATCCACCGGTAAAAACGTAAGGAAAGTTTATAGGGATATTGGCCACCGAGTTCACATATGATATTTCCTTGCCGTTCTTCCAATTGAACGACTTCGTAAACTTTTTGAAGTTCGAAGGCGCAAGAATAGGTGCATTTGCAGCTTGTCCAGCGTATAATGTATTATTCTTCAGATTGAACTTTTTGTCCATCTTCGATACAAATGTTTCTCGGTTTAGCGGATTCATTATATTCCTGTATAATTGTGCAGATTTGAATCCCACACTTGTTGATGGCCAACTGCCCTCCAATAACTCGTCTTCTCTGAATGCGGGACCTTGGATTAGTGCATTGTTATCTACCAAGTTGGCGTAGTTACCGATATTTTTTTGCCTGAACATGAACATTCGAGCTGTTATATTCCCTTCATCTGTTTGTGTAGTACCGTTGGGATCTGGGACGTATTGCACCCAAAATTTTACTTTTAGTGATATAGCGTTTATTTTCGCTCCAATACGTTCTCTTTTATTTGTACCTTGGTTCAATTTTGGAAAGAATCCAACCAGATTTCCAGCGTTTGCTCCATCTGGTCCTTTGATGTCAGTTGTTAACTTGACTTCTCCGGCCTCTTGTGCTGTTTTGATCTCTCTTGTCGACCGCACCACAGCCAGAACGCTCCTGCGAAAGCCGCGACTACCGCGATGGCTACGTCCACGCCCGCGTCGATTACGGCGTTTAGTAAATTTTCTCGGACGGGCATATTTAGCCATTTTGTAATTCTTAATGATTAAAATAATAAATTGAATTATTGTTGCTAGCTCATGTCGTTCACCTTATAAAGAAATTTGGCTGTTCCTCGTATTCGCTTGGTGACCTGGGGACAGC